CCAAATTTATTTTTGTTGCCCTCCCAGGAATCGAACCTGGACAGACCAAGATCCAAAGTCTTGCGCGCTACCGTTACGCTAGAGGGCAATATTTTTTGTTGTCTTAGAGAGGATCGAACTCCCAGTTTCTTGATCCAGAGTCAAGCGTGTTACCAATTACACCATAAGACAATTTGGGGTGTCTGACGAGACTCGAACCCGCAACAACCAGAACCACAATCTGGGACTCTAACCATTTGAGCTACAGACACCATATTCTTTATAATACAAAAATTAATAACAACCACAATATCAAAGAACCAATTAAACTTTTAGTCAATCTCAATAAAAGATTGTGCAGTGATCACTTCGTGCAAGTAGTTTAATATCAACCACCTTGGGGTGCCGGAGCTCGAATCCGGAACCTCTAAATCCCAAATTTAGTAATCTAACCAATTGATATACACCCCACTATAAAAAGAACAATATTATCGTCTTTTTTATCGATAATTTCATTTTATCGTATAAATCCACGATAATTGTACGCCTGGAGGGACTCGAACCCCCACTCTCCACATCCGTAGTGTGATATGTTATCCAATTACACCACAAGCGTATTTTGTACCCCCGGAGGGACTCGAACCCCTGCATTCTTCTGATCCGAAGTCAGATGTGTTATCCAATTACACCACGGAGGTATTCAAAAAACAAAAAGCCCCACTCACTTTTGAATGGGGCCGTCCTTTAATAATAACCAAAAACTAACAAAAAGTTTAAGCATAACGACCCCATTCAACCTGTGGTTGTAAATGACGGGGCTGTTGTGTCATTAAACTTTTCATTGTGAAACTAAAATTAAATCCAGTACAAATATAAATATTCTTTTTTTAAAAAACAAATGTTTTTGAGAAAAAATTATTTTTTTTTACATTTCTATTATTTATTCGGGTTCTATATTCGATTCTGGGTATTCCCATTCTAATTGATCAAAATGCAAATCAATATATTCATTAATTTTTTCTTTTAATTCTTCTTCATTAAAACTTTTAAAATTACCATCATCAAAAATCTCAGAAAAATAAATTGTTGCAGTACCACCAAGTGTTCCGTAAACAATAACTTTCTTTTCGTCATCAAAAATATTATTTTGTTCACCTTTTTCAACATCTACAATATTCCAGTGATCAAGTTCTTCGTCATCATACCAAGGTGGATTTTCGGTAAAATGAGGATCATCATCCCTAACATTATCGGGTAGATAGCTTGTATTTTTCATGATTTCAAGAATCCTTTCTTTTTCTTCATTCAATGTTCTTTTCATAATGGTATATTTTTTTATAAATATTTGATTTAGTGGAAAAAATTCTCCATTTATATATTAGATATTGTTTTTATTGGAAAATTTTCGTTTTTTGGTTTTAATATTTATAATATTATGAAACTACCTTTTTATAAATTTGACAAAATTGACTTACAATATAAGAAAATTAATATAACTTATAAAACAATTATTAAGTTTGTTTTAACACAGGTTATTATAACAATAGGATTAATTTTCTTACTTTCTTTATTATTTAATACACCGAAAGAGTCGAAATTAAAAGACCAAATCGGTAAATTAGAATATGATCTGTATGTTATTGACAAAAAAGCCGATGGGGTTTATTATTACTTACAAACATTACAACAAAAAGATAGTATTATTTTACATAAATACGATAATCCCGAAGGTGATTTGACGGTAATCACACCCAAAACAGTTGGTGATAAACTAGATGCTATTTATAAAACCATACAATATAATAGTGAACGATTAAAAGATGTTATAGAAAAAATAACTGCTGATGATAAAAGATTGAGACATTATCCCGCCATACAACCAATATCAAAAAAAGATTTGGAAAGAATATCGTCTGGTTTCAGTATGAGAATACATCCAATATATAGAATCAACAAATTTCATTATGGAATGGACTTTGTAGCTCCGGTTGGAACTGCAGTATATGCCACGGCCGATGGTGTAGTCACAATGGCTAGTGAATATCTTGGATATGGAAACTACATCAAAATTGATCACGGATACGAATATGAAACGGCTTATGGTCATTTAAATAGTATTGGTGTACGTAAAGGTCAAAAAGTAGTAAGAGGACAAGTAATTGGGACTGTTGGAAATACTGGAATATCAACCGGTGACCATCTTCATTATGAAGTTATACATCGAGGAAAAGCAGTTAATCCAATTAATTATTTTGCTCAAGATATAACTGCTGATGAATATATATTAATGCTTAAAGTTCAAGAAACATTAAGAGTGGCGTTGGATTAAATTATAAAATAAATTTAGCGTAGGTGCAACTCGAATCCTGATCCGATGGGTTGGAGCCACCAATGTTAACCAATTACACCACACCTACATTTTTGTGGCTTCGGTGGGTTTCGAACCCACACGCCTTGCGACACCAGGTTTTGAATCTGACGCGTATTCCAATTCCGCCACGAAGCCATCGTAAATAACCCCCTTTTAGGTTGGGGGTTTTTTTCAGAAGCTTTTTATTAAAGAAACTCCCATTAGTGGATCGTAAGGGATTCCAACCCTTGACCTCCTGTGTGCAAGACAGGCGCTCTAGGCAACTGAGCTAACAACCCATATTAGTGCGGATAAAGGGACTCGAACCCCCACGCCTTTCGGCACAACATCCTAAGTGTTGCCTGTCTACCATTCCATCATATCCGCATTTGTCACCTTGAAAGGACTTGAACCTTCATGCCTTACGGCACATGACCCTCAATCATGCTTGTCTACCATTTCCAACACAAGGTGAATATTTTGTATTGCGTAGCGGGATCGAACCGCTGAATACAGGGTTGAAAGCCCTGCGTGTTAACCAACTTCACCAACGCAACATATTTTTTTGCGGGCTATATGGGGATCGAACCCACCTGAATTTCTCCGTGACAGGGAGACGGCCACAACCAGCAGCCCCATAGCCCATATTTCCAACATGTCAAAGAACACCATTTTATATAAAAAAACCCGACTGTGTGGGTAGCCGGGCTCTTTCATTATAAAGTATGATATTTACAGATCTCACCCGACAGTGCATAGTTTCTCATCGTCAGCCCATAGATGTTCAGCCGCGAAGAGATTCAGTATGTCGAGCAATGTTTTCATTTCTTTATTTTTTAATTGCGATACAAATATACGTATTCTTTTTATAAATACCAAATGTTTTTGAAAAAAAAAATTATTTTTTTAAAAATTATCTGAAATTTCAGGTTCAGTTAAATTGGACATCACGTCTTCCATGCCCTCTAAAACACCATTAACACCTATACCGGGCATATTAACATAATCATTCACCAATTCTTCTAGTTTATATTTAAATTCTGTTAATTTATCATAATCAATTTCACCATTATCGGATTGTTCCCCCATTATATTATCACTTGATTCGTTGTCAACTGCGTTTATATTACTGTCGATTGGATCTTCCAATTCATTTCCATCGGATAATACGGTATCAAGAGCATCCATAATGAGTTTTCTAAATTCATCATCACTAAGTCCCGAAGCTATGGTATTTCTAATGTGTTTTATGTGTTCAATAGACATATTATGCATACCGCCAAGAATAGACATTCCCGGCCATGATACATCACCAATTCTTTCCATAATAGAAAGAATTCTCTTTTTTTCTTCGTTCAATGTTTTTTTCATAGTTAAATATTTTTTTTTTATAAATATCTCATTAATTGTGATTATCCTGTACTTTCAATAAAATCAATTTCTTTTATTGATATTTTATCTGGTGTTGCATGTGATTTTGACCGCGCTCTATGTGTATAAACAAAAAAACCATTTTTATCAGCACCCATTGACACACCTTTAGATTTTGAAGTTTTATCTATTAATTCTTTTGGTATTATTAAACCTTTAACTATACCACCTTCGTGATATGACGAACCACCGGCAAAATATTTGAGTATTTCTTGTTTCATTTCATTACCAATTGTTTTAGATCTCATCAAAGCACCTTTATTTTGTTCATATTCTGATTTTTCTTCATACATAATTTGAAATATTCTTCGTTTTTCATTAAATATTTGTGATTCATGAAGTTCCATTTTTGTTTCTGTTGGGTGTCCGCTTAAATTAGATAAAGCATAAGATCCGCCTTCAACAAACCATTCTGCAATATCAGACCTATGATGAATAATATTTAACATTTGATCTATTATGGGTATTTTTTCTTCTGGTGAAGATGCTTCAAATATTAATTTCTTTAATAATTTTTGTAAAGGTTTTAAACCATAATCACTTATAAAATCACCAAGTTTATTATTAGGATCGCTTTGATAATAATCAAAAAATCTATTCTTCAATTCTTCATAAAGTCTGTCTCTCAATTCGTCACGATTCAATTGATCAATATCAAAATTTTCATCAATAAATTTTTCCACAAAGGGATGTATTGTTGTGGTACACGGTGAAAGATCTTCCGGTAATTTATAACCTTTATCAGGATTATCAAATGGAATTTCTAATTGATCCTTATCAAATTTATGAAATACGCAATTTAATTGTTCGTCAATCCAATATCCGATATTATCTTCAAAAGCCTCTTCATCTCCCCATTGTGTATGGCCAGCCAATGCGGTAAAAATTGCAATTTTAAGAGTATTATCAATCATTATGTCTTCAATCATTTCTAATCCTTTTTCATCCCTAACAAATCCATATCTCATAAAATCTTCCCAAATTCTTTTTAGTCTTGAAAATGGAATTACTTTCCATGGTACATGTTTGGTGAATTCTGGTGTGTTATTATATAAGAAATCATGAAATAATGAACGTTTAATTTCATCTTCTCTTGTATATACATCCTCCACATCCTGATAAGTTGCTTCATTTAAAAAGGACATGAGAGATAATATCCGTTTTTTTTCTTCATTTAATGTTTTCATAAAAATCCATCATATACATAAATATTTTGATTTTTTTTTGGCACAGTTATTGACTATAGCATCACAATAATAAAAAAAATTAAAAAATTAAAAGAAATGAAAAAAATTGTATTTTTATTTGTTTTTTTAGTTATGACAGTAACATTATCAGCCAAACATTGGTATAAGCAACCGTCCAGTGAAGATATTGAAGATTTTAAAATTCTTATGGAATTAAAAGCTAGTGGGGATATTATTTTACCAGAAATTCATGTGGTTGCTTATGTTTCACAACAAGATACTTTGGGCGTAAAAGTAAAACAACAAACGAGAGATCGAAAAAGAACACCACAACTTGATGAAAATGGTAACCCCATTAAAGATCAAAAAAGACTTTGTATACATCAAGACCAAATGTCAAAAGCAAAAAATAGTAATGTTCAACGTCATAACAAAAACATGATTAATCATCGAGCAAGACCACAAACAATTCGTCCGGGTGGTTTTGGAATACCTCAAGGCACAAAACCCGGAACGCCACAAAGAGGGAAAAATAGATAAATTTTTTGATTGTTTTTTAGTAAAAGGGAGAAATTTTCTCCCTTTTTGTTTTGGTACGAATCTTGTTGTTTATATATTAAATCTAATTGACATGAAAAAAATTATTTTAATAATTGCATTATTAATAACTACATTAATGGCAACAGCACAAATCGACACCACGGGAATGTCTGATTATGAGAAATATTATTACATAAAAACAGGTGAAATTGACACCGCACATAAAAATGTGACAAACTCATCTAATTATGAAAGTTTTTCAATTGATGATAAAAAATTCAAGTTTAATTTAAAAACGGGTAACATTGATGCAATTAAATCCGAAAATGATGATGTTTATTATATTCCAAGTAGAGAAGAATTAGATAGGAAAAAAGAAGAACTTAAATTAAAACAAAAAGAGCTTCGTCTTGAAAAAAAAGAATTGAGACTGTATCAAGATTCTCTTTATTATGATGCAAAACAAGAAGTTTATAACGACCTTTATTATACATCATTAATTTATAGATTCCATAGGTCAACATTTTATCCTTATTGGAGATATAATTATTATAGTCCATTTTATTATAATCCTTTTTATTACAACCCATTCTATTATTGGCATTGGGATCCTTGGTTTGATTATCCGTTTTATTATAACTATTGGTACGGATCTCGTATGTATAAAAGATGGTATTGGGAATCGTATCCACGAATATATAATAATTATTATACTTACAATTATGGGAATTATGTGCCAAATAACATAAATACTTATCAACAAACAAGTCATAATACCCGAAATACTAGTATAATGAACGATACGAGAGTCAATTCATTGTCTAATAGACGAATGACACCAACAACAAGTTCAAGAACATATACACAATCAAAAATCACCCCACAAACACAGCAACAAAGAAGAGAAACAACAAAATATTCGTCTCCGAATACTACAGAACGTACAGTTGTACAGACAACGAGAAGGGAAACACCAACTGTTCAAAAACCAACTTACACGGACCGAACATATACACCATCTTATGATAGAATACCTGTTACAACGAGGCCACGGTTTAACAATACACCTGTTAATCGTAACTATATAAAAGATATTGATGATAAAAAAGTAATAACACCAAGAACAAATCAGTCGACATATACAACACCGAGAAATAATTCCACAACGAGAAGCTCGGCACCTGTGAACTATTCGTTGCCACGAAGTTCCACACCGACATATTCGACACCTAGAAATTCGTCATCTTCTTATTCTACACCAAGTAGAAGTTCTTCACCATCATTTTCTACTTCGAATCGAGGTTCATCCACAAGTTCAACATCTAGTGGAAGAACATATTCTGGGTCGGAAAATAGAAGCACTTCGGGAGGTAGAAGATGATAAAAAATTATATGTGTTTTACCGACTAGTCTTTATTCTTTACTATATTTATCAATAATCAACCCCGGCTAGTATTTGACGGGATTGTAATAATAATCCATGTTTAAAAACCTGCCTGTGAGAGAAAAAATTAAAATATTAATTATTGATGAATCTAAAGATGATATAAAAAAAATATCTGATTTATTGATTTCAAATGGCTACTTAGAATCAAATTTAATTACAATAAATGATGAAGAATCATTTACCAATGTTCTAACTAAAGAAACCCCAGATGTTATAATTTCAGAACATGAGGTTAAGAGTTACAACTCATTAAATGGTCTTAACATTTCAAAAAAAATATTACCGAACGTTATTTTTATAGTAGTTAGTGGTCAAATTACTGATGATTTTGGCCTTGAATTAATAAAAGAGGGTATTGACATATATTATTTAAAAAAATCTTTTTCAAAACTTCCGTTCATGATTGAAAAATTCTACAATAGTAGACACATTGAGGAAGAGATGTCAAAATTAGAATCTATTAACGCAGAACTAGAACGTGCTTATAGAGAAATTGAAATGAGAAATAAAAATATGATACAAAGTATCTTATTTGCCAAAAGAATTCAAGATCAGACATTACCGAAAATAGATATATTATTAAAAAACTTTCCAGAAGCATTCATAATAAACAAACCAAAAGACATTGTTACTGGAGATTTTTATTGGTTTCACAATACAGCCAAATCAGACGTCATCATGCCTGATGATAGATTCATGGTTGCTGTTGGTGATTGTACTGGCCATGGTGTATCAGGAGCATTATTATCAATGATTGGTTATAATTTATTAAATGAAATAGTTAGTGATGATGATGAGAAAATAACCGACCCAACAATAATAATGAAACACCTTGATAATAGTATTGTAAAAGCATTAAAACAAGATTCAAATGTTGGTTACCAAGATGGTATTGACATGTCATTTGTTAGTATCGACAAAATAAATAAGAAAATTTATTTTTGTGGTTGTAAACGGCCATTGTTATATTTAGTTCGTAGTGAAAAACAAATTAATGTATTTAAAGGTGAACAATTTATGATTGGTGGTACTTGTGAAGGTATTACAAAAACATTTAAAACAATAGAAATACCATATCAGGAAAATGATATTATTTATATGTTAACCGATGGCATTACTGATCAATTTGGTGGCCCACGAAATAGAAAATTAATGCGTGATAATTTTAAAGAAATGTTAATTGAAGTTCACCATTTAAATTTAGTTTATCAAGCACAATTACTTGAACAAAAACTTCTGAAATGGCGTGGTGATAATGAACAAACCGACGACATTTTAGTGGTAGGAATAAAATTATAGAATATTTATAGATAAGAGGGATTATATATGTTTAAAAAATTCACAAAAGGATTGGAGCACATAAAGCTCTTTAGTAGTCAATATCTTACTATCGTGACATTTGCCGGTATTATTCTGGGTGGATATAAAGTATATGATAAATGGAATGATAGTATTAAACTAGTGCAAGAAAAAGTTGAGATAGTGATGAAAAATCAAGAATCACAGAAAAAAATAGATTCTTTATTACTACAAAGTCAAAATAATTTAAGAAAAGAATTTGAAGAACATACTAAAAATATTGACAGATTTGAAAAACAACTTCAATCACTTCAAAAATCATATGTTAGATATATTAGTAATGACGATGCATTAACCAAACAAGATTTTCTTCAATATATGGAAGGTCTAACGTTAGAGGAAAAAAAAAGTTTTATTGATAATAACGAAATAGACACAATATCATCTACCACAACAAGAAACGCAAAAATAATAGTCAGAAAAATTGAAAAATAACATGTTTAAAAGAATTATTGATTTTATTTTATGTCTCCTTTTTAAAGAGGATTGTCAGTATTCTGTAAAAAAAATCTTAGCAATCATTTTCATCGGCGTTGCAATATATCTTATAATATGGACCGATAAAAGTGCAATAGAAGCATTGGGATTTGCTGCGGTTTTGCTTGGATTACGTACTTATGAACGTGGAAAAGAAATGACGTTGGGACGAAAATTCGGTACTCCGCCACCACCAATAAGGTCGACTAAAAACAAACCTTCATGATTTTATTACAAGTTTCATAATCTTCGATTTCTTCAAAATATTTCTTCACACCGCTTTTTAACCACTCTTCTTTGGTTTTACTAATGAGAAAATCGGAATTGAAATCACAACCATCCACGCGTGCAGATACGGTTAATAAAATTTCATCATCTGGTGATTTTAATTCCAAAAAAAGATCAGTAATTTTTCGATAAATAATATCCTTTGAATTTTTATAAAAACTCCTGAAATCGGGATAATCAATATCAATTAATAATGTTACTTCTTTTGTGAACTCTTTTGCTTCGTATACTTTTGACTCTGACATATAATATAATTATTATTTAACGTAAAACTAATTCTCCATTCTCATTACATGTAATAGTTGCCAATTTATTCGGCTTTATTTTATTTCTCAATATTTCATCACTTAAGAAATCTTCACAAAGATTTTGAATGATTCTTTTAATCGGTCTTGCACCGTATTCTTCTTCAGAATTCAAATCATAAATTCTAGTCAAGACACTATCGTCAAATTTAATATTATATTGTTTTTCTTTTAATCTTTTTATTAAATCATCTATTTCAATAGAAATTATTTTTTTTATTTCAGTTTCCCCTAATGGATTGAACATAATCGCACCATCAATACGATTTAAAAACTCAGGATTAAAGTGTTTTTTTAATTCTTTCATAACAATAGAACTTTTATGTTCATTTAATTTATCACCAGTTGGTTGTACAAAACCTAAACCTTTACCAAATTCCGATACTTTCCTCGCTCCTATATTGGATGTCATAATAATTAATGTATTGGTGAAATTTACTTTCCTACCGAAAGCGTCTGTTAAATGACCCTCATCCAGAATTTGAAGAAATATATTATATACGTCATTGTGTGCCTTTTCAATTTCATCAAATAATATGACAGAAAATGGATTATTTTTAACTTTCTCTGTTAATTGTCCACCTTCATCATATCCAACATATCCCGGTGGTGAACCTATCAGCCTAGAAACATTATGTTTTTCCATATATTCACTCATATCAATTCGTATTACTTTATCTGGTGAACCAAATAAGATTTCGGCAATACTTTTTGCAAGATACGTCTTACCAACTCCGGTTGACCCCAAAAACATAAATGATCCGATTGGTTTATTTCCACCTTTTATACCGACACGATTTCGTCTTATTGCTTTTGCAATTGTTGAAATAGCTTCTTCTTGGCCAATAACTTTACTCGATAGTTGTTCTTCAAGTGTTAAAAGATTTTTCGTTTCAGATTCATCCAATTTTGCTATAGGGACACCGGTCATATTACTAACAATGTCGTACACATCTTCAACCGATATAGGATCTTTATATTTTCGTTTATTTTTAACCCATTTATCTTTTTCTGTATCTAATTCTTTAATAAGTATACGTTCCTCATCCCTTAATTTAACAGCCATTTCATAATTCTGATTTCTAACAACTTCAAGTTTTTGTTCTTTGATTTCATCAATTTCTATTTTTAATTTTTCAATAGATTCTGGAATTTTAACCGATATTCTCTTTTCTGAACCTAATTCATCCATAATATCTATTGCTTTATCCGGGAATTGGCGATCGGTTATATATTTGGCTGATAATGAAACAATCGTTTCAATTACATTTGTTTTGTATTCCACATTGTGATAATCTTCATACGAAGTTTTCAGTGTGTTAAGAATTTCTATGGTTTCACTTAATGATGGCTCTTTTAATATTATTTTCTGGAATCGTCTAACTAAGGCACCATCTTTTTCAATATATTTCTTAAAATCATCAAATGTGGTTGAACCAATACATTGTAATTCACCACGAGCCAATGCTGGTTTAAAAATGTTAGATGCATCCATCGAACCGCTAGCGTTACCCGCACCAACCAATGTGTGTAATTCGTCAATAAAAACAATAACATCTCTATTATTTTGTAATTCATTGAGAATTCCTTTGATTCTTTCTTCAAATTGTCCACGATATTTGGTTCCTGCAACAAGTGATGTCAAATCTAGGGAAACAACTCTTTTATCTAAAAGATTAGACGAACATTTACCCTCATGTATTAATAAAGCTAATTTCTCAATTAATGCAGTTTTACCCACACCGGGATCACCAACAATAACAACATTGTTTTTCTTTTTTCGTGATAGAATTTGTGAAATTCTTTTAATTTCTTTCTCACGTCCAATTATCGGATCAATTTTCCCTTCTTCAGCTAGTTTTGTTAAATCTCGCGAAAAATTATCGAGTATTGGTGTCGACGAACCCGTTTTTTTTGTTTGTCTTTCTTTTATTGGCTCTTCAAAAAAATCTACAGGCATGTTTTATGATTTAGCATTATGTTGTAATGATTTTATAAGTATGCTGAAAATCCAAGTCAAACATACGGACTGTATCCATGTTAATTTGGCTGCTATTGCACCAGAAGTAACTAATCCAGGAAATGCGGCAGGGATCGCAACTGGCCATATAAGCCATACAATAGTACCACTAAATATTGAAAAGAATAAAACAATGATTATTACACCAAATATAACACCAAGCTTTTTGACAAAATTTTCCATATTTTTTGAATTTTAAAATGACGATACAAATATAATACAAATTTTTGAAATAACCAAATGTTGACAAATTGTCGTTTTATATATATTATATAATGTCATTTTGTTATTTTTTATATTTTGGTAAAGATTTTGTTTGAATAGGTAAAAAGTGAACTACCCACCCACGCTAAAGCGATGGGATGGGCTTCGGGTTTCAATGGATGTGCAACCTAAGTAGTCTGATTTATCCTCCACCCTTGTATTGGACAGTCCCTGCCCAAGTATTTTTAAGCCTTCTTTGAGAATATTTCTACTTGCATTTACATCTCTGTCGTGTACAACACCACAAGAGTTGCAAGTCCATTCTCTATCTGAAAGTTTTAATTCTTGATTTATCCAACCACAGTCTCCACAAGTCTTTGACGATGGGTAAAAACGGTTAACTTTTACAAGTTCTTTTCCATACCAATTACACTTATATTGAAGAAGTGTAACAAAATTTCCCCAACTTGCATCAGCAATGTGCTTAGATAGTTTGTGGTTTTTAATCATACCTTTCACGTTCAAGTCTTCACATACAATTAAGTCATTCTCATTAACCAATTGGTAAGAAACTTTATGTAAAGTATCTAATCTGCAATTAGTAATTTTCTCATGAATCTTAGCAACTTTGAGTTTTTGTTTTTCAAACCCATTGCTACCTTTTTGCTTACGAGATAAGTGCTGCTGTGCTTTTCTTAACTGTTTTGCATATTTTTTTGTGTATCGATTATTCTTAAATTTCTTGTCGTTAGAAGTAATCACAAAATCTTTTAATCCTAAATCAATACCAATTTGTTTATTGGTTTTTGGTGGTTGTTCAATTTCTTGTTCCGTAAATATTGAAACATAATATTTACCTGTTGATGTTCGGGTAATATTCATTTTACCAATTTTACCCTTAACTTTTCTATGTAATTTTACTTTAACACCGTCCTTAAACTTAGGTAGAATTATTTTTCCATCTTCAAGTTTCCCAAACTGCGGTACTGTGAAAGTGTTTTTATGCTTCCTTGATTTGAATTTTGGGAATTGTGCATTACCTCTAAAAAAGTTCACATAAGCAGTATCCAAAGAACGTAAAGCAAATTGCAAAGTTTGGCTATTCACTTCTTTCAACCAAATAGTATCTTCTTGTTTCTTTAAATCAGTTAAAGTCTTTGCTTGTGCATAGTAATTGTCTGATTTTTTATCTTTTTGATATTGCTCTTTACGCTTATTTAAGAAGTAATTATAGACGAAACGGGAACAACCAAAGTGCTTATTTAACAGCACCTCTTGCTCTTTATTAGGGTAAATCCTAAACCGATATGTTTTATTAATTACTTTCATCTATTATTAAATAGTCTAAACTTTTGTAAAAGTACTATATTTTTTACAAAAACACAAATTGTTTTGTAAACGCTTCGTCTTTGGGTGTAAACATTCACAAAAAAAAATTTTCGCTTCTATGTCCAAAAAAAGTAATTACATCAGCACAAATCGCTCAAAACATTATTTAAAATGTCATTTAATTTTAGTTACCAAATATCGTAGAAATATCTTAGTTAGTCAGTTAAACGATGATTTAAAGTCTATCTTTAATTCCATAGCCGATAATTCAGATTTTGAAATTGAAGTAATGGAAAGTGACATTAATCATATCCATTTTCTTATACGCTACATACCTCGCTTGTCAGTTTCACAATTAGTACGTAGATTAAAACAAGAATCTACTCGTCAGTTATGGTTATTACATCACACTACTTTACGTCAATATTATTGGTATCGCAAAATACTTTGGAGTGATGGTTTTTTTGTTTGTTCAATTGGTGAAGCATCACCAGATACAATTCGTGAGTATATTCTTTCACAAGGTTAATGGTCGCTTACATCTCATCCACGTACCGATGGATGAGTTTTACGCTCTGTGTTATAAAATTACAATTTTAAATATTTATTTTAAAGATAAATTAAAAATATTTAATATATAGAACATTAAAGTTAGTACCATATTTTAAAAATATTAAAAGCAATGGATAAAACACAAAGACAACTGATAAAAACATATTTTCGTAAGCGTAAGATTGCTGCGAATCATGAAGAAATGGATGATTATGCTGAATATACTGGTTACGAATTGGACTTTGGTATAAGAAATAATATCATCAATCCAAATGATATAGAACCGTATCATATTATTAAAGCATTGGAAACAAATTCAAAATTAATTGATTATTTTAAAGATAGATTAGATGAATTAGATGGGGGAAGTATTAGTGATTTATTAAGTTCTCAGCCACAATTTATTAATTTTTTTATGGATAAATTAGATGAATTGAATAGATGGAATATTAGTGTTTTATTAAGTTCTCAGCCACAATTAATCACCTATTTTAAAGATAGATTAGATGAATTAAATGGGAATTATATTACCCAAATATTAACAAAACAACCACAATTAATTAATTATTTTAAAAATAGATTAAGTGATTTGGATGGATGGAGTATTAGTGATTTATTAAGTTCTCAGCCACAATTTATTAATTTTTTTATGGATAAATTAGATGAATTGAATAGATGGAATATTAGTGTTTTATTAAGTTCTCAGCCACAATTAATCACCTATTTTAAAGATAGATTAGATGAATTGAATGAGAATAATATCACCCAAATATTAACAAAACAACCACAAATAATCACCTATTTTAAAGATAGATTAGATGAATTGAATGAGAATAATATCACCCAAATATTAACAAAACAACCACAAATAATCACCTATTTTAAAGATAGATTAGATGAATTAAATGGGAATTATATTACCCAAATATTAACAAAACAACCACAATTAATTAATTATTTTAAAAATAGATTAAGTGATTTGGATGGATGGAGTATTAGTAATATATTAATGCATCAACCACAAATAATTACTTATTTTAAAAACGAATTAAATAAATTGAATGGAGATGATGTTGGTGTAATATTAAAAAAACAACCCCAATTAAAACCATATTTTGAAAATATTAAAAGCAATGGATAGAATACAAAAACAACTGGTAAAGACATATTTTCGTAAACGTAACATTGCTATTGAGCAAAGTGATGATATGGATTTTTATACAAAATATAGAATATACGAATTAATATATGGTGTTGAGAATAATTTTATTGATATTGGAGAACTAAAAAAAAATCTTGATGGTGGTAATGTTTATACAATTCTACAGAAAAAACCACAATTTGCAAAATATTTAAAACATGAGTTTGCGGATTTAAAATATTATATGATTAAGTTATTAAAACGGCATCCACAATTAATTACTCATTTTAAAGACATTGACGAATTGTATGAGGTGGGGGGTGATGATATCGCTGACTTATTGTATCATCAGCCACAATTAATCGACTATTTTGAAAACAATTTAGATAAATTGGTTGGATTTGATATTACCAAGATATTACAAACTCGACCGCAATTAATTAATTATTTTATAAATAGATTAGGTGAAATAAACGGGGAGAATATACTCAGAATACTATTATATCAACCACAATTAATCAATCTTTTTATGGATAATTTAAATAGGTTAAATAAAAATGAAATTACTTACTTACTAACAAGACAACCCCAATTAAAACCATATTTTGAAAACATAAGTAATGGATAAAGAACAAAAACAACTGGTAAAGACATATTTCCGTAAACGTGGCATTACTGTAAATCATGAAATGGTACGTGATAATGCTGAATATACTGGTTATGAACTGGACTTCGGTATTAAAAATAATATCATTAATCCAAACGATATTAAACCAAATGGTATTGCCAATGCATTAAGTACAAAACCAGAATTTATTAATCTTTTTAAACATAGACTAAGAGAATTGGATGGGTGGGATATTAGCCTGATATTGAAAAAACAACCAGAATTAATTAATTATTTTGAGGATAGATTAAATAAATTATTGGGTGGAAATCATATTACAATAATATTGCGATATCAACCACAGTTTATTAATTATTTTAAAGATAGGTTAAATGAATTGGATGGGAGCAATATTAGGGATGTATTAAGTTTTCAGCCACAATTAATTGATTATTTTGAAGATAAATTATATAAATTAAATAGGAACGATATTATTTTCTTATTAACAAACCAACCACAATTTAGTGATTATTTTGAAAACATATTGAATGCATTGGATATAAATAGCATTGTTTACTTATTAACAGAACAGCCACATTTAATCAATCTTTTAAAAAATAGATTAAATGAATTTCATAAAAGTAATATCAAAGATATATTATGTTCTCGGCCACAATTAATTAATTATTTTATTGATAGATTGGATGAATTAGGTGAGACTAATATTAGTGATATATTACAAAAACAACCACAATTAATTAGTTATTTTGAAGATAGATTGGATGAATTAAATAAGTGGGATATTAGCAATATATTAATAAAACAACCCCAATTAAAACCATATTTTGAAAACATAAGTAATAATGATAATTAACAAATATTTATAAAAAAAAACAAAATCATGAATGAAAATATTAAAAGATTTTTATTTTTAAGTCTTTATGATAACAAAACAAATGAAAGTTTGATTAAAGAAAGTATAGATATTTTGGTTGAAACCAGACAATCTAAAAATCAAGCAATTGATGTATTAAAAAAGGCTAATCCTGAGATTAGTGATGATGTTCATAGGGCGACGGTTGAAAGCCTAAATCAATATGATAATACGGAAAAGAAAGTTCTTTTGCCTGCTCTTGCAAAAGCATTTATTGATAATAACAGAACTGATATTTCACATTTACGTGATGTACAAAGATTGTTTACAACTATTTCGGAAATGGTAAAAGTAAATAAAATACCCACACCTATAATAGTAAATAATCAATATGTCATTGGTAATAAAACATTCCCCGATTATTTAAGATTTGCTGAATATATTCATGGCCTTGAGGGTATGAGTAAAGGGCTTGCACGATGGAAAGGTAAAATAAATATTGATACAGATGAGCCACCAATATGGGAAGGTAATGGTATTAAAATATATGATGGAAATGATGTTGGAAAATGTATTCATTATACAACTGGCGCACTAACTGGAAAACATTATAATTTTTGTATTGGTCAACCTGCAAATACTATGTGGCAAAGTTATAGGGATACAAAAGTAAGTACATTTTATTTTGTAGCAGATAGTAATCGTGAATTAAGCGACCCACTGCATATTGTTGTTGTCGATAACACCAAATACGGTATTGAATTAACCGATATGAACAATAGTACAGGACATATTGCAGGATATGACAATGATGTTGATGGCTATTTTAATTATTTACGAAGTAAAGGTGTACCTGTTGACAAACTATTTATTAACAAACCTCAAACACCTGAAGAAAAAAAAGAACGAGAAAAATTGGGTCTGCAAAATAGTAGTTTAGATTGGTTTAAAAATTTAAGTTTCGAAGAACAATCAAAATATATTGGTAGAGGACATTTATTAAGTCTTGACCAATTTAAATATTTATGGCAATTTAGAAATGATAAGGGCGGGTATCATTTATTGAAACAATATCTTGACAATGGGCAAGCAATTCCCGAAGAACAATTTAATATTTTAGTTGGAGATGAGGAATAAATTATAATATAATTATATTTATATTATATTATGAAAGTGATTGAAAATAATTCAAATATTCCACACATGATTACAGAGCATTGGAAAAAAAAGTTTGAAAAATCTATTCCAATATTGTTAAAAAGTGGATATACAATTGAAAATTTGATTGAAATATTAAAAAGTTATCAGGAAAAGAATAATAATAAATAAAACACAAACAACATGGCAAAAGTAATAAAATTAACAGACTCAAAGCTCAATAGTATAATAAAAAAAGTATTAAAAGAGCAGGAAGAAGAACAATTTTCAACAACTGGTCCCGCACCAGAAGAAATAAGTGGTTCACCAGAAAATATGGGTGATGAACCAGATTTCACTGAATTTGTGTCAATTGCGCAAGAACTACTGGGGCAAGGAATTACAATTGGAACATTGGTTGATAAAATTCTTGGATCCGAAAAAAGTGACGAAGAGCCCGAACCAGAAGTAGAACCAATGGCGCCTGAAGATGATTTAGGAATTCCATCTGATAATCAGTAAAAAACAAAAATTTTATGAAAAAAATAGTGCGACTTACCGAAGTCGAATTGAAAAACGTTATAAAAAATGTGAACAATGAGAAAACCATTAATGTAAATGAAGCTGGACGTAAAGGTTTATGGAAATCCAAATGGAATGAAGAAGATCAAATGTTAGCGATGTATAACTCATTATATGGTATTGAAGAACTTGGTGTTGGAAATAAGGAATATGTCGCACATAATATTATTGGTAGTAGTCTTGCGGCTTTTAATCAGCAATCATCTAATTTTGATTATTTGGATGGTAGAAATGGTTTGGATAGACCAAATGAGATGCAGACAATTGTCTATAACAAATACAAAAACACACCAAAAAACGAATTTAAACGGATATGTACTAATATTGTAGATAAACGAGAAAAAAATCCGGAAGAATCAGTAATAAGAAAAAAATTGGGTGATGAAATTGGTTCAAAGAAAAAACAGATTGAACTTGCAAGAAGATCTGGTCTACTCGCTAAAGGTAAAAATCCTGATAATATGAAACTCATAAGATCAGTTTTGAAAACCACGCCAGATGATGAAGAGAATTTTTCCGAACCCAAACGAATATCCGAAAAAGAAGAAATCAAAAAATTTATCAAAGATATCATTGATCGCGTTAACAATATAAAAAGTAAAAGTGATCTCAAAGATTTGTCGAATGATCTGGAATTTTTATTTGATTATATTGACAATATATTGCCTGACGAAAGTTCAATTAATCAAAATGTAGTTGCAGAAATGAGATATGTTTTCAAATCTTCGTTGTAAAAATTTAATACTAAAAATTACCCAGATGTTATAACGTCTGGGTTTTTTATTTAAATAATTTTATTTATATTTTATAAAAAATAAAATTATGCCAATACTTTCAGAACAAATTTCGGGAACAACAATTAATGTTGAAGTTCAATCATCAAATTTAAAATTTGCGTCTTACGACACATCTACTAAGGTATTAACGATTACTTTCAAGAATGGAAGTATTTATGAATATTATGAGATACCTTGGGCTTTATTCACTAAATTTAGAATGGCAAAATCCCATGGTAAATTTTTTAGTAAAGAAATAAGTAGAAATTTTAAATACAAACGAATTACATGAAATCACTAGTTGATGAATTATCAGAAGATAAAGAAAAAAACGAAAAAATAGTAAAAACTTTTTATTCTAAAAAAACTTTATCAAAAGATATTTTTCAAAAAGTAGGTAACAGATATGAAATGATTCCTGCTGTTAGAGAAAGATTGTTAGAAATATCTGATAATTTCATCGATTTTCTTGGTGTTGAATTTTTTATTCATGATGTGGTCTTAACCGGCTCATTAGCCAATTACAACTGGTCGGAATTTTCTGATGTTGATTTACATATCATTATTGATTATGAAGATACAAATCATAACATCGATTTATTAAAAGAATTCTTCAATGCAAAAAAAGGTGTGTGGAATGCTTTACATGATATTAAAATCAAGAATTACGAAGTTGAGGTTTATGTGCAAGATGTTACAGAAAAACACATAGCTAGTGGTGTTTATTCCATTTTAAATTATAATTGGATTATTGAACCACAAAAAGAAAAGAAATCAATTGATGATCGCAAAATACTAGAAAAAGGTGAAGAATATGCAAAAATCATTGATGATTTAATAGAAAAAGGTAAAGAGGGAATAGATATAAGAAGTGATATTGAAGAAGTTAGAAAAAAAATAAAACGTTTCAGACAGAGTGGACTTGATGGTGGTGGTGAATATTCGTATGAAAACTTAACATTTAAATTACTCAGAAGAAACGGATATATCAAAAAATTAATTGATCTTAGAAAAGAAATTACAGATAAAAAATTTTCTATAACTGAATCACATCAACCACAAAGTTTTACTTATCGAGACACATTAAAAATAGAAGAACTAGCACGAAATTTTTATGGTGAAACTAGTTCATTTAATGCCGCTGGATACATTACACCTAGTGGTTATTTATTAGATTTTTCTGAAGGTGGTGGTTCTCGTACTATAGATCATCGTGACATATCATATATCGTAGATCAATCCGGTATCGATATTGGAAAATATAAAAATGATCGGCAAAGAAATTTGTTTTCATATGGCAAGATGGTTGTTATGGATATGGGATTTATTCGATTTTTACCAGAAGCAAATACTATTGATATGTATCATATACCAACACAAGAGCAGTTTGAAAAAATTCGTTTGTTAATTAGAAAGAAAAATGGTAAGATAAATGTTGAAATGAACGAAGATGCTTATGTAGAATATGATTTTGGAACACCTGAAAGTTTCATAATTAATGGAATTAAATCCTATTACAATGATGGAAAATTACCAAAGTCATACGAAGAAGAAGATGAAGATTTTATTTAATTGATTTACATATAATATTTTTCAACTTATTGTTGTATTTATTGCTAAATGAATAATAAATAATTAAATTTATTAAAATGGGAGAATTAAAACCACTTGGAAGTGAGAAATTATCGGGTGACGATAAATTAAAACGCATTCTTGAACTCACATATTATCAAACGGAAGTCAATACTGGTATTCCTGCTGAGACAATAAAAGAATCGAAAAATGGTGCTGTATATGGTATTGTTAAAGAAAAAGACGGATACTATGTAAAAAAAGGATTAAATGAACAATCTTTAGATTATATTGGTGGATTGTTTATGAAAAATAAAAATAAATTTTCATCTTATGCCCAGGCCTATAAGAAACTCGAATTTCTTATCGAACAAGAAAAACTTGAAGAAGCAACAAAGTATGTGTTAAAACGACCTAAACCTGTACCACAGGAAGAAGCCCCAGCACCAATGCCAACCGGCGAAACGCCACCACCAATGGCGACGCCAGATGATACAACAATGCCCCCAGCTGGGGAAGAAGTTCCAGGTATGCCTAAAGATGATGTTGATAATGATATGTCACCATCGCCTGAAGCCGAAGAAGAATATTTAAAAATAATCCAAAAATTAACAGGTAAACTTGGTGAAAGATTAAGAGATTATGAGGATAAAATAAAAAGTGAAGACATTAAATATGTTATCAATATGATATTATCGGCTGTAGATCTTAAAAAACTTGAAGAAGCTGATAAAGAAGAGATTCTTGATAAAATTGATCCTGATGATGAAGTAAATAATGATTCATTACCTGGTGATGAATTACCGGGTGAGGTCGCACCACCGGAAGATGATCTTGGTGAAAGTGATGGTATGGCAGCATTAGAAGAATTGATTAGTTCAAATCCATTTGATGATTATTATGATACTGATACTACAACCTATTTTGATGATGAGGATGATGATTTTGGTGAATTAGATTTCTTAGATAAAAAAGCTGAAGCATATGCAAAACGTGATTTTGATGCTGAGGATTTTAATGATGAGGATGAAAGTTTTGATGAGTTTAATGATGAAGAATATGGTTTGACAAGTAACACTGAAAATCCTAATGCAGAAGAATTTGATGACCAAGAAGATATTAGTGAATATATGGAAACTATGCCAGATGAAGAAGATGAAATTAGAGAGATTGATCTTGATGAATTAAATAACATGATAGCCACTGGCGTTAAAGAAACTCTTGGAAAATATTTTGAATAATGTACTTAATATACATTAACGAACTAGGAAAAGATTATAAAGGTCAGAGACAATATGAATTTATTTTTGGTAAAGACAAAGATGTGATTGAAGAAGATTGGTTAGTAATACCATCATCGGGAAGATCAAAACCGCCAGAAATTGAACATATTGACTTGGTTGGTTTATTGAAAAATTCTGATCTAGATCTTGATTTGGTTCAGAATTCTGATTATTTTGGTGTTATTGATGCTGTTGAGGGTATTATTGCGTTAGGTTGGGAAAAATTTGATTTTGAATCTGAAACACTAAAACCACGTTTGTCATTTCATTTTGGTGAAACAGTAGAAAGTGTAACTGAAAAACTAAAATCTGAAGGACTTAGACTAATAAATGATGAAATTAAATACAAACTCACATGAAAAGACAAGATATAATAACAAAACTAATAAATGAAGGGTTTTCACAAAAAACATTGGTTAATTTAACCGATAAACAATTAAAGGCTTTATCTGATAGAATTCTGTCTGAACAAATTGGTACTATTTCCACAACGGCTTATGGTACTACAAGTGGTGACACACCGGTTCTTAATATCCCAAAAACAGACACCGCAACAATTAACAAAGCAAAAGCACAGAAAAAAACATTTGCAACATATGAAGGTGAAGTGAAGGAAAACGAATTAAAAGGTGCTCCTAAGAAAAAAATAGATAGTGAACGAGAAAAAGTTTTAAAAAGAATTAATTTTAAAATTGATAGTAAAATAAAGAAAAATGAATGTATTAAATCTGAAATAGATTTACTTAAAAATATTGGTGAGCCCATCCCTGAAAAAGCTCAGAAATATTATGATAAGAAAATGAGTAAAAAGAAAGAAATGGTAGGTGAACCTGTTGAACAAACGACTAAACCAATGACAAATATACCTGTTGTCGATGGAAATAATAAAAAAATCAAAACTTGGGTTAATAAAATTGTTGAAAATAAATTTGTTACATCAAAAAATGAAATAATTGATTTAATACAAAAAAAATTAACAGAACAAGAAGTATTGGTTAAACCAAAACCAGCAGAACCAGAAATTGAAACTGAACCAGATACTAAAACTAGGCCCGATATTGATCCTGACGACCCTTTTAGAGATCCATTTCCTGATGTTGATCCAAATCCAAAAGCAAGAACAAGGGTTGGCGTTGAAAAAGGTGATCCGGAAATTGTTCCCGACTATCCGGTGCCAGATTATCCCGGTTATGATCCAGAAAATCCAACACCAGACCCAAATATAGATGATCCGTTTAAAGATCCTTTTCCTGATGTGGATCCAAATCCAAAAGCAGGAAATAAAAATATAATATCAGCTGAGGATGCAAAAAATAAAATAATCACATTAATGAAATCTTATTTATGAAAAAATTAAAACAAAAAATTAGAGAACAAATCGATTATGGTGATTATCCTGAAAGAATGGATCCAAAAACAGAAAGAGCGTTAGGTGATCCGGAAAAAAATCTTTATGGTACTAATCCAGCGATGCGTCGTGGTTCGCTTGATGTTGAAAGATTGGGTTCTGATAGATTTAAAAAAATTGTTGATAAATTAAGGGATGTTATGAACGCCCCCAATTTAAATAGTGCAAATGTGATACAATCAATACAAAGAGAATTTATGTCATCTGTACTTAGAGCTAAAGAAATTGAAAATTATCACGAAGCTGAATTGGAAGAATTGGCAATAAAATCTTGTCTTGAACTTACTGAAACACCAGAAGGAAAATATGAAATTGATGCAAAATTAACTGGTGGACCTGGTGAAATTAGTTCCGAGGGTTTTCAATTTAAACCCAAAGACAATCCACCTGAAGAAGATGAGGATTTTGAATTGCCAGATGAAGGACAATTTGAAGCTGAAAATTTAACAAAAGGTGAACAATTTGAACTTGAAAAGCATAAAAGAAATATCATAAATGGTATTATTCAAGGGATGTCTAAAAAAGGTCATTATATTTTTCAAAAACCCGAAATACGTGAAAAATTAGACGAAATTGATCCATCTCTTTATGGCTACTATCTAAAAATAATGGCCATAAATGATTATTTTTATTTTAAATTGGAAGATATGATTCAAAGCATGTCACAACATGGACATGGTATTGAAGGTAGAGAAAATTTAAAAACCAAAAAGAAAAAAGCCGGGTCAAATGATGATGACGATGAGGGAAGAAATGATCAGGGTCCTGAACACCAAATCATTGCCCGTGGATTAATATTTCCAATTTTATGTCATGAAATTATAAAAGGTATTGAAGAAGCTCTTGGGAAGTTTGGTTATTCGCAAGATCCTGATATAAGACAAGCTGTTATTCAAAGTGTTGATACATTACCCAATGAAGCGATGTCACTGAGAATTGGTCCCGAACTTGTTGACCGTATTAGACATTTATTACCTAATGAAATGTTCAATGAAGAAAACTACGGAATAAAACCATTTTTCTATATGTTTCTGTATCAAATTCCAGCCAGATCATTTCTTGAAATAATTGGAGATGTAATATCACAGGATGCCAATGATAATCGCAAAGCATCAGATAAATTTAAAGAAATTTTCCAACAAGCAAAATCGTCAAAAGATAGATATGAGAAAAAAACCGGTAAAAGGGCTGAAGAATCATCAGAAGATGATATTGAAGCATATCTTAATAGTTTGAGTAAGTTTGGTATTGGTAGAGCCGAAACCAAACCACAATCAATACCACAGCAACCAGTGGTTGAACCACCAAAAGCAGCTAATTTAGATGATAAAAAACTAGCATCAATGAGTCTTGGTTCATTAAATAATGAATTAAACAACGCCATTGATAATGAAGATTGGGAATTGGCTCAAAGAATCCAACGAATGATTGAACGAAAACAAAGATAATCGTAATACCGAATAAGTTAAATAAAGAAAGTGGAAATATCCACTTTTTTTATATTTATATATGTAATGAGTCCAAGAATTGAACAACTTAAAGAATATGCTCGCATTATTAAAGATACACCATATGCGATAAAAACGTATTTACAAACTTATGATAATACGCAAAGTAAATATGTTCCGTTTGACTTATTCCCCGACCAGATACAATTAATAAATGATTATGAACAATATAACGAAAACATAACAAGAAAATATCGTCAGGCTGGGGTTACTACAGTTACCGCAGCTTGGGTTTCAAAAGTAATACAAACAGCAAAACCAGAAAAACCTGAAAAAGTTCTTATTGTTGCAAACAAAAGAGATACTGCGGTTGAAATGGCCAATAAAATTAGGGCTTTTCTTGATCAATGGCCACTATGGATTAATGTTGGGTTTTCTCAAAGTAAAAACTCGGAGCAAAGATTCAAAATGAATAATGGTTGTGAGGTTAAAGCTGTCGCAACATCTAAAGACGCACTTCGTGGTTATACACCAACAATTTTAATATTTGACGAAGCAGCATATATTGAAGCAGGTGAAGATTTCTGGGCGGCATCAATGGCTTCACTTTCTACTGGTGGTAAAGTTATATTAATTTCGTGTGTAACAAAAGACACATATGTTTTCACACCAAATGGTCCATGTCAATTATCTACATTTATTAATGAAAAAATGCCCACACATACTGGATATATCACAAATGATTATTCTGTTCTTGGTAAAAATAAATTTAGATCATCTAATATTGTTGTTAATAATGGTATTCAAAAAACATTAAAAATTTATACCGACAATTCGATACTTGAAGGTACTAAAACACATAAATTATGGGGATACTCAAATAAATCACAAAAATATGACTGGTATCAATTAAAAGATCTAAATGTTGGTGATTATGTTAATATAAATTATGGATTTGAAAAATGGGGAAAAAATGATGACATTAATTTCCAGTATATTCCATCAACAAATGAATCTAATATTTTTTCTCCACAAAAAATAACACCCGATATTGCATATTTAATTGGTTTATATATTTCTATGGGTTCTGTCTATCGAAAATTTAATAATGAAAACAAAATAATAGACTGTAATATTACATTAACATGTGATAATGAACTTCATAAAACAATAAAAAATGTGGGGTTATCTTATTCTTATCACGATGATTTATATTATACAATATCATCAAAAAGTTTATATTCTTTTCTAGAATTTTTGGGTTTTGATTTAAAATTAAAAGCTACCGAAAAAATAATACCCAATAGACTACTTGAAATGAGTAGAGAAAACATAATCGCTCTTCTTCAAGGTATATTTGATAGTAATATTCAGTTTGAAAAATCTGGAATAGGAATAAGTTTATCATCAAAAAAACTTATAGAACAAATAAGAATATTATTGTTAAATTTCGGAATTTTAACCGAATATTCAGGCAATTTTAGATTAACATGTAATTCAAATTACACTAAAATTTTTAATGAAAAAATTGGATTTAGGTTCAAAAGAAAAGAAGTCAACTTTAATATATTAAAAAAATATACAGATGATTATAATGATTCATTGGATATTATACCAAATAGTTCTGAAATAATAAAAAATATTCTTCTTAAAAATAATATTAAACGAAAAGATCTTGATATAAAATTAAAAAGAATTTATGATCAATTTAATAAAGTTGAATCTATAAGTAGAAAATCTTTTTCGTTATTTATTGATTTTTTAAAAAATAAAAATATTGAAATAGATGAATATATCTTTGACAAAATTTTCTTTGAAAATTCTAAATGGATTAAAATAAAAAAAATCGAAGAATCGGAAAACGAAACTTTTGATTTTTCATTATATAATGACAATAATGATATATGGTGTCATTCAATATTTTATAATGGTTTATTGGGGCATCAAACACCAAATGGTTTTGATCCCATATATTATGGCATATATGAACAAGCCGCTCGTGGTGCTAATAACTTTAAAATAACCGAATTGAAGTGGTATAATGACCCGCGCTATACTAAAGATTTAAAATGGATAAAATGTAAAGATATTGTTCATTATATGCTCAATCGTGATGAATATAATGATGAAGAAATTACACTAATTGAAACCGATAAAGATAAATTTGAACAACTAATACATGATGGTTATAAACCATATTCCACGTGGTTTGAAAATATGGCCAAAAAATTCAAGTATGATAAACGAAAAATCAATCAAGAAATTGAAGCCGCGTTTCTTGGCTCTGGTGATAACGTAGTCTCAGCAGAATTAATAGAAAAAATATTAAAAGAAGATGTCTGTGATCCTAAAGAAAAGTATATGATGGGACAAATGTGGCAATGGAAAGAACCAATACTAGGACATCGTTATATTATGGGAGTTGACGTATCAAGGGGAGATAGTGAAGACTATTCTTCAATTAATATTATTGACTTTGATGAACGTGAACAAGTTCTTGAATATATTGGAAAAATTCCGCCTGATGATCTTGCATCAGTAGCATATAAATGGGGTATAATTTATCAAGCTTATATTGTTGTTGATATTACGGGCGGTATGGGAATTGCCACAGCAAGGAAACTTCAAGAAATGCAATACAAAAACCTATATATTGATGGTATTAATACACAAAATGTGTGGGAATATGATGCAAAATTGATGGAAAAAATACCTGGAATAAGTTTCAATAACAAAAGAACACAAATAGTTGCGGCGTTTGAAGAACAAATACGTAACGGATTTAAAGTCAATTCAGTGAGACTAGCTAATGAAATGAATACATTTGTTTTTATTAATGGAAAGCCAGACCATATGAAAGGAACTCACGACGATTCTATTATGTCAATAGCCATGGCAATGTTTGTTGGTGATATCTGTTTTACACAATTAGTTAGAAATGATTTACAAAATAAAGCAATAATAGATTCTTGGATGTTATCTGAAAGAACATATGAACCGGAAAAATCTTTTTATTCTTATGGTAAAGCTTTTGATCCTTTTGGCGTTATAGATGCAAATACAGGTAGACCAATTGAAAATCCATTATTTCAAAATGATAGAATGATATATACGAAACAAATGTATCAAGAATATTCATGGTTATTTGGTCCAAAGAAAAAATAACCTTTCAATTTATACATTTTTTATTTATATTTAGTTAATATTTATATGCATGGCAAAACAACAGAAATTAACAATATATCAAAGGTTAACCAAAGCCTTTGGATTTGCTGGGCAATTGAGAAATCCACCCTCACAATTTGAATTTGATAAAAAAGAATTATTAAAAACTGATAGTCGAGAGGATTACGAAAAGGCAAAACTACAAGCCCAACAATCACAATATATCGCAGATAAGTGGTCAAAACTTGATATGTCACTTTATAATCAGTCGGTATATTATGAACCCAATAGATTATCAGCATATTATGATTATGAATCAATGGAATTCACTCCAGAAATATCTGCCGCACTTGATATTTATGCTGAAGAATCAACAACCAAATCCGAAAAGGGTCAAATTCTTACGATACATTCTGATTCGAAAAGAATAAAACATATACTAGATGACCTTTTCTATAACGCCCTGGACATTAACACCAACTTGGTAATGTGGGCTAGAGGAATGTGTAAATATGGCGATAACTTTGTTTATCTAAAAGTTAGTCCGGATAAGGGTGTTATTGGTTGTCAACAATTACCAAATATTGAAATAGAAAGATTAGAAGGCGCAAGACAGTCAGTCCCAAATCAAAGTGACCGTGTTGGTAGTAGATTTCCAACACGAGAATTGAGGTTTACTTGGAAAAATAAAGATATGGAGTTCCAGGCGTGGGAAATCGCCCACTTTCGAATCCTTGGTGATGATAGAAAATTACCATATGGGTGTTCAATGTTAGATAAAATCCGAAGAATTTGGAAACAATTACTTTTAGCTGAAGATGCTATGTTAATTTATCGAACTTCAAGAGCACCCGAAAGAAGAGTTTTCAAAATATTCGTTGGTAATATGGACGACAAGGACATAGAAGCATATGTACAAAGAATAGCAAATAAATTTAAAAGAGACCAAGTGGTTGATCAAAGAACAGGACAAGTTGATATGAGATATAATCAAATGGCTGTAGATCAAGATTATTTTATTCCAGTTCGAGATCCATCACAAGCAAGTCCAATTGAAACATTACCCGGTGCACAAAACTTAGCGGAAATCGCTGACATTGAATATATCCAAAAGAAAATGTTGGCTGCTCTTCGAATACCAAAAGCTTTTCTAGGGTTTGAAGATGTTGTTGGTAATGGTAAGGGCTTGGCATTATTAGATATTCGTTTTGCCAGAACGATTAATCGTATTCAAATGTCATTAATTCAAGAATTAAATAAAATTGCCTTAATACATTTATTTCTATTAGGTCTTGAAGACGAACTAAATAATTTCACATTATCATTAACTAATCCATCTGGACAGTCGGATCTTTTACGAATTGAATCTTGGAAAGAAAAAATCACAATGTATAAAGATGCCACATCTGATCAATCACAAATGGGTATTCTTCCAGTTTCTCACACATGGGCTAAGAAAAATATTTTGGGTATGAGTGACAACGAAATAATTCTTGATTTACAACAACAAAGATTGGAAAGAGCAATTGGAATGGAATTAACAAACACACCACAAATTATTAGACGTTCTGGTATATTTGACGATGTGGACAAGAAATATGGTATACCAGAAGAAGAGAGAAAGAAAATTGAGGCTGCTATGGGTGGTCAAGGACAAATGCCTGGTGGTAAACCGGGATTTGGTGGTGGTACAATGATGAGTCCTGAAGAAGCTGCGGCCGGACCTTTAACTAATGCGGGCCCAGCACCAACAGGAAACGAACCCGCTGCTCCGTTATCAGAAAACGAAACAAAAAAAGAAAAAATTTTATCAATGTTAAATGAAGATACTTCGTTAAATGATTTATTTGATATGGAAAAAGCGCAAAAGAATATTTATGAAATAGAAAATAAAATAAAAGATATTTTAAATCAATAGAGATGAACGACTTTGGAAAATTAAAAACCAAAATTTTACAAAAATTTACTAACGCATATGCTAGTGGTAATAAAAATGAGGTGAAAAAAATTCTTAAAATGATAACTGAAAATAAGGATTTTAGAACTCTTTATTTGTTCTATGAAGATTTTGAGGACAAATATATTGAAGATAAAAAGGATGCTGAATTGTTTCTTAATAAAATCATACCAATTCTTAAAGAACACAAATCAAAAATAAAAAAAATCAGTAAGAAATTGGACGAAGAAATTGGTGATATTTTAATTACTGAAAATGAAGTTTATACACACTTAGATAAAATAACTGAAGAAGATAATGTATTAAATGCTTTTGAAAAAATTAAATCGAATAATGAATTAATTAATCATTTAATGTCTAAGAAAGAACAAAAAACTAATGATTTAATACAAATAGTTGAGAACGAAAAATTACTTAATAGTATATTAGTTAATAATTTTAATGTTTTATATGGTTCAACATTATCAGAAGATGAACAAACACAGTTAAAACAAATTATCGATATCACACCAAAAGAATTGGAAGAAAATTTCAAAACATTACAAGAAGATGTTGTTTCTAAAATGACAGATATGATCGTAAATGAAAAAAATGAAAATTTAAAAACAAAACTAATAGAAGCAAATGCTGAAGCAAAACAAATGAAACCAACTAAATATAATTATTATAAACTTCAACAATTAAAGAACGGACTTTAAGTCCGTTTTTTTTATTATTTCAATTTGGAATATCAAAAAATTTTCCTTATATTTTATTCAATATTCATCAATAAAAAAGAAAATATGGAAAATTTTAATGAAAAACGGAAAATATATAAATTTGGGTTATTATGGCAATTTTAAAATTGGATATGGTACAGTAGATCATAAAAATTTAAAAAGTATATATATAAAACTAAATTCTTGGATCACTCCAAATGATGATGAAATCAATTTAGATTCTCTACTGTTAAAAACACAACGAAAAATTAAATTACACATTTATCATTTAAAAAGTGAATACTTTAAAAAGGAATCAATTGTTGATATTGATCTCCGAACAAATGGTGTGAAAATGGGAAAAAAATCTTTCTTAAGTATTGAAATCACACTTTTTACTGAAAAACATTTTGATATAAAATCTAAACAAATCAAATTCTTTTTGATTAATTTGATAAAAGAAATTATCAATAATGATTTAGAAATAAAAAATTTATTTAATTTTTACAAAAACAAAAAATAGTTCAAATATTGATGTATTTATAGTAAAAACTATAGATGAAGATATTAGGACCAAACGATATTGGTGTTTTTGGATATTTGATAGAATATGACGCCGGTCATATTTCTCCAAACGACGAACATAACAAGCAAATAATTTCTGAAATGAAAGAGGTCGATTTCCACCAAGACCTCATTCTTTATGCTGTGTTACAAAAATTTGGTGTGCCAAATAAAAACGGTAGAATATATCCCGAAGCAATTTTAAAACGAGAAAATGAAAAATATCAAACTGTAATAAAAAACGGTGGTGCTCTCAGTGAACTTAATCATCCCACATCATCACTTATTGACTTAGATAGAGTTTCACATTCAATTCTCGAAACTTGGTGGGAGGGTAATACTTTACTTGGTAAAATTAAATTATACACATCACCTGGCTGGAAAAAAAGTGGTATCATTAGTTGTAAAGGTGATCAAGCTGCAATGTTATTAATGAATGGTGCGACGTTAGGTATATCCTCTCGTGGTGTTGGTTCATTAAAAAGTGAAAGAGGACAAAACGTTGTTCAAGATGATTTTGAATTAGTTTGTTTCGATTTAGTTTCGTCACCTTCAACCCCCGGCGCTTATGTATTTAGTGATTTAAATGATAAGGCGAAATTTGAAGAAACCATACCACAAAATACCCCAGAAGAAAATAAAATTAAATCATTAATGGGAAGATTAGATAATTTTCTTTCAAAATAATGGTTTTTTTTTGATTTAAAGTGCATAAAGATAAACTTTTAATAAAATCATAATATTTATAAAAATAAATAAAAGATAAAAATGGCTCAGAAATCTATTTTAGAACAAGCATTACTTCAAGTGCAAACACTTGAAGAGGCGGTAAAAGCAAACGCAAAAGGTATACTTGCTTCAACAATGAAACAAGAACTAAATGATTTGCTAAAAGAACAAGAGGATGAAAAAGATCCTGAAGAAGTAGAAAAAGATGTTGATGGTATAACACCAGATGATGAAGAAACTTCCGATAATGAACCTGTGGATAACGGTAATGAAGATTTACCGCTTCCAGTAGACGATGAAAATGACACTGAAGAAGATTCAGGTCTAGATCTTCCTGCTGAAGATGAAGAGGACGATGAAGTTCTTGATATGACTGATGCATCTGAAGAAGAAGTTTTGAAAGTATTCAAAGCTATGAAACCTGAAGATGGTATTATTGTCAAAAAAGAAGGAAATACTGTCGAATTCTCAGATGAAGGAAATGATTATATCATTAAACTTGATGATGAAGATTTGGGTGGTGATGACACTGGTGAAATGCCAGATGAACTAGCTGAACAAATTGATGAAACTGGTGATGACGAAATCGTTTACGAAATTGAACTCGATGATGACGAGTCATTTGATTTTGATGTAAAAGAAGAGGTTAGTCTTAGTGACGGTAAACCTTTTGATCAAAAAGCAAAAAAGAGGGAGACCAAAGAAAGTGTGACCGTTCATAAAACACACACATTACAAGATGGTAAACCTTTCGACAAAACATCTCCACAAAAGGGTGTTAAAAAATTACAGGCAAACGAAGAATCATTCGTTAATGATGCCAAAAGACCCGGTACTGGTGTTCCTGGATCAAGTAATCCTCAAACAAAAGAACCGGGAAGAGGTCAGGTAAAAACCTCAGATGGTCGTCCAGGTACTGGTGTTAAAGATATGGACACGCCTAAAAAGTATGACAATCTTGGTGCTGGTAAATCACAAACAAATGATCCGACTCGTCAGGGTACTGCTCTAAAGGGTGTTAGTAAACCTGTAACAAAAGAACCTAAAGAACAAAAAGAATGTGATGAGTGTGGAGATAAAGACGTTAAGGAAATTGAAGCTACTGAAGCTGCAAGAACAAAGGGTAACAAACATGGTTTACGTGCTGCAGAACCAAGAACTGGTCTTCCTAGCAAACACGTTCATCACGCCGGTGCTCAGACAATTCACAATGCTGCTGATTTATATGAACAAGTTAAAACACTTAAAAAGCAGAATGATGAATATAAAAAGGCTTTGGTTCTCTTCAAAGATAAACTTAACGAAGTTGCTGTATTTAACGCAAATCTAGCGTATGCTACACGTCTGTTTACCGAACATTCGACAACTAGACAAGAAAAACTGGACATTCTAAAAAGATTTGACACAATTTCGGTATTATCAGAATCTAAACAACTTTATTCTACTATTAAAGCTGAGTTAGATAACAAAAAACCATTTAGTGAAACTGCTGTGGAGAAAATCACTTCAACACCATCATCTTCATCGGTTGAAATGTTATCGGAGTCAAAAGCTTACGAAAATCCTCAGTTTAAGAGAATGAAAGAGTTAATGAAAAAAATAAACCAATAATAAACAATAAAAAAATTTAAAACCTATAAATTAAATGGGAGCATTATTAGAATCAGGTATTGTTGGTAACATTGGACTAAAACACCTCCGTGTTATCAAAGAAGATACCATAAAAAAATGGGATGACCTTGGATTCCTAGAAGGACTCAATGGTCACATGAAAGATAACATCGCTCAGTTATATGAAAACCAGGCTAGTTATCTGATTAATGAGGCGGCTGTATCTGACTCATCAGGTTCGTTTGAAACTGTTGTATTCCCGATTATCCGCCGTGTTTTCTCTAAGCTGTTAGCTAACGACATCGTTAGTGTTCAGGCTATGAACTTACCTATCGGTAAACTGTTCTTCTTCGTTCCGAAGATTCAGGATAGAAAGGCTGATGGTAGTCATTATGATCCATACAAAATGCCGAGTAATACTGATGCATTAGGTGCTGGGTATGATGATAATGCAGTTAACCTCTATGATCGTTTTTATGAAAACGATGATGGTACTGGTAACTCGCCAGAAACTGGTCTTTTCGATTATTCAAAAGGACAGTATGTTGTATCAGGTTTATCTGGTAGTACTATTGTTACTTTTGAAAACGGTAAAGCAAACGAATCAGCAACAGCTACAGGTGCAACTAATGATTTACACTCACAAATCATTGTTAAGTTTACTGGCTTCTCAATGGACGGCCAGG